CTCCAGCATGCCTTTGGGTAGCTGGCTCTCGCGCACCACGCTGCCGTCGTGCATCTGCAGCAGCCGGTCGCTCCTGGTGCAGCTCCGGTAATACTCCACCACCTGCACATGCTTGTCGTTGGTGCGGTAGACCGTGCCGCCGGCTCCGGGCGAGTTGAGCGACAGTGCGGCATTGTTCAGGTTGGTGTCGTCCTTATCGACGCCATACTCGGCTTCGTATTCCTCCCGCGTCATCTCGTAGAACAGGAAGCCCCACTTCGCGTCGCTGCCGTCCGCCTGCTGGATGTCCGGGTCCAGGTAGACCTGCGTCGGGTCGGCGATGCGCTTGATGTAGATTTCCTGGTCGAACGTATCGTCGTGCATGTAGTCCACCAGCACGCGCCAGTAGCCGATGCCGCCCATCACCTGGCAGTAGGTGGCGTTGGCATACGCCTGCTGTGCGTTGGACACGTATTCGATGTGGCGGATGATGCCCTCGTAGATCTGCGCCGCCTCGTAGGTCGCATCGTCGCCCACCGGATTAACGCGGATCTGCACCGGGTTCTGCCGCGCGTCGTTGATGATCTGCAGGCAATGCACGCGGGTCTTGTTGACGGTCAGCGCGGGACGCCCGGCGGCCTGCCGGCCGGCGCTGATGCCATCGGCCCACTGCGCCTTGTTGTCGTCGTCGCCATTGGCGAAGGCCATGTCCGCCTTGTAGTGACGGTGCGCGTTGTTCTGATACTCGTGCGCGCGGTTGAGGCGGTCCTGCGCCTCGCGCACGATTTCGCTGTCGGTGTCCTTGCGTGCCATTACTTCAGCTTGTCCATCGCTGCGCGGATTGGGTCGGCATAATCCGCAAACCTCTGCCTGAGATCCGCGACGGCCTCGTCGAACTCCTTGCGCAAGTCGGCCATTGCCGTCGCTTCGAGTTGACTGATGCTGCGTTCGCCGGCGTTCACGTAATACGCGCCGAAATCCACCGGCTTGTCGCGCTTTTCGGCCTTGCCGACGAACATCACGAGAGCGAGGCCGAGCTGTTGCGCCAAATTCTGCACCCGCTCGCCGAACATCTCCGGATCAGGCTCCCGCTTCTCGCCTTCCAGATCGGTCCAGTGGTGGAGGGCTTCTTGCAGGGTGTCGTCCGACACCTCGTAGACCATGCCGTCGAAGTCGAAGCGGTGCTTCTTGCCGGTGGGATCGAGCTTGTGCGTCACAGCCGCATCCAGTCCTGTGTGAGTTCGCCGGGCTGGGTATATTCCCACGGCTCGCGCGGCGCCCGCTCGACCGGCGGCGGCTGGTCCTGCCGCACGCCCAGGCACAGATAGCGCGCGGCATCCGCGCCATGCGAGGCGTGGTCATGCACCGGACTGCTGCGCCAGGTCTGCGCCGCCTCGTTCCACTCGCGTCTGTAGTGCCGCAGCGCGTGGATGCCCTTGGCGCAGCGCTCTGCGTCGATCCAGCATTTCGGCAGCACCATGCGCACCGCGTTGATCCCGTCCGCCACGCCGTGCTGCTGCAGCACCCGCCAGGGCCGCACGCCGAGGCTGTTGAGCGTCTCGGTGCGCGCCAGCCCGCTGCCCAATTCCTTCACCGCCGCGTCGTGCGGCAGGATGTGGCGCTCGTAGACGTACGGCCGCTGCTGGAGTAGCCGCGCGTAGTGATCCAGCCCGACGCCCGAATCCTCGATGTAGTCGATCAGCCGCCACTCGCCGCCACGCGTTACCTGCGCGAACCAGATGGCGGTGCTGTCATCAATGCCAAGGTCAAACGCTGTCCAGACCTTGAGCGCAGGATCATGTGGGACATTGGTTATGCGGCCTTCGCGCTCGGCAGCATCGAGAAGCTTGCCATAGTAGCTCCCAGAGTTTGGCGCGTTGAACGAGCATTCCAGCTCCTGCGCGAACTCCTCATCGCTCATTTCTTCGCGCAGCCTGGCAATAGCTTCGTCACTAAGAGCGTTCGTCTTCGTATAATCCAGCAGATACGACGAGTAGCCGGGAGAGACCCTCGCTCTGGCATACGCCGCCTGCAAAAGTCCCCGGCCTTTCGGCGTGCCGCTACGCACCAGCGTTCCGTCACGGTCGGCGAGCATCGGCTCAATGACGAGAGGAACCATCGTCTGCGGCGTATCATCGAACTCATCGATGATGCACTCGTCGGCATACCCCCCGCGCCAACTGTCCGGATTATCCGCCCCTCCCGCCTGCCACGTTCCGCCGTTCGGTAGCCGGATCGCCATTTCGGAGCGCCGCACCTGGCTGCCGGGGATCGCCTCAGCTGCCTTGACCGCCTGGTCCCACAGCCCTGTGCGGGTCCACATGACGCCGTAGGGCAGGATGTGGACGACGCGCGGCTGCGGGCGCCTGGTGGTGACGGCGCGCTTGAGGCCGCGCCAGAGCAGCGCCGTGCTCTTGCCGGCACGGCGATGCACCACGGCCACGATGCGCTGGGCTGGGTCGTCGATGAGCGGGATTTGCCACGGGCGAGGCGCGAACGGCACCTCCAGCCTCTGGCGCTGTGTATCGGACATGACGGACATGACGGAGTTTGACGGAGTTTGACGGACCGCTGACGGACCGTGGGGTTAAGCGGCGGTGAGCGGGCCGGCCGGCGTCATTACCACCGTGCCGGCCCTGGCCTGTGCCACGGAGTAGCGCCATGGCGCGGGCTTTGCCGATTATGGCGGCCGATTAAGGCAGCGCTGTATATGGCGTGGTAAGCAACTGGGTGCGGACGGCGGCACCTGGTTTTAGCCGGCTAATTGGCTCTTGACCCAGGCGATCAATTTGCGGCGGCGGCGCCGGTTAGCTGCGGTTTCGCCCTGCGGCACAAGCGACAACGCCAGCAGCCAGCGCAACAGCGCCATCGCCCGCTCGTCCTCGTCACTCATGTGGGAACGTTTGCAAACGACCGTTTACGGGTATCTCCTAGGTCTGTAAGGACCGCTCCCACAGCGCATTGATCTCCTCGGGCCTGCGGTAGTGCCCGATGGGCCGGTCGTCCAATGGCACGCCTGACAGCAACAGGTCCACGAACCGCGTCCCTTGCTCATGGCGTATCTGCCACTGCTTCGCCATGAATGTGCTGACCTGCCAGAATGGCTTGTCGTTGATGGTGAAGTTGCCAGCCCTGGTCTGCCGCCAACGCTCAACCTGGACTGCGATCATAGCTTTGTTCTCAGCGTCGAGCTTCGCGATGCGCGCCATCTCCGCCCGATGTTCCTTGGCCGCTTCCCGCGCGTCATGCTCTGCCATCAGCGAGACCACCTTGCCGGCGCGGCGCTCCAGCGGCGTCTCCAGCGCCTCGGTGCGCTGCTTGCGCTCGTCACCGCCAGCACCGCAGTGACGAAAAGACCGACCAGGAAGAAGGCGAGCATGCCTAGAGGCCCGGTCCACTCCGATTGCCTCCAGGGGCGATATGGCTCATCCACGATGACCTGAAGCTTCGACACCAAGTCGGCGCCCGCTGCCAGGGCTTGGTCGCACTGCGCAATCTTGGCGCGGCAGATTGCACTCAGCATCTCGCGCTCCTCGTCGGTGAGCTTGCCGTCACGCTCCTTGATGAAGCTGACTATTTCGGATGGCGTCATTTCGCTTTCTCCGCGCACCAAATCCCGGTGCTCTCTAGCGGGCCGCGCGTGAGACCGCACCATTTGCAGATACGCCACCCCTTCCCGCCCGGTGGGTAACGCAACCACAAATGCGGATGCGGCGGGACGCCATACGATGGTTCTCTGATCATTTCGCTTTATCCGCCTTCTTGTTCGTCCCCATTGAGCATCTCAAAAGGCTCGCCTCGTTGAGGGCGTCTGACTGGCAGCGGTGTTTTCTTCATTCTGCGGAAGCGTGGATGCTGAGAGCACGCATAGCAGACGTGGCCCAGGCCATCGGCGCCTACACACCACGTTGCTTCATTGCGACATCCGTCGTCACCAGAATAGGCCCACCGCGACTCTTCGGGGTTCCACTCGCACCGTTCACTCATAGTCCCGCCCTAATTTCGCCTTCCGCCATTCCCACGGCGGCATGCGCTGCGCCTCAGGCAGCCGCCACAAGCCTCGCCTCGCATCATGCGCCGCCGAGCGGCTCGTGGTCAGGCTTGGCTTTGAAACGGCGCCAGGCGAGCAGGTAGGAGGCCCAGGCGCGGGCCTCCTCCAGATCGTTCATGAGCAGCGTGACTTTCAGCGTGCCGTCCTGGGTCAGCATCATCTCGCATCCCGCCAACCGGTCGAGCGGCGGGGTGTCAGACATCACGGCGACGGTTACGCACGAGGCCCAGGCCGAGCAGCCCGGTGCCCAGGATCGCGAGCGAGACCGGCTCAGCCACCGGGTTGGCGATGGTGGAGGCGCTGAAACTGCCGATCAGTTGGCCGAATTGATTGATGGTGTAGACAAGCTGCCCGGGCGTGGCATCGAAGCCCGTCAGATGGGCAACGCCGCTGTATTCCAGGCCCAGCGTGGTGGTGCCGTTGCCCGAGGTGTTGTCGAGCGACAGCAGGTCGAAGCTGGCCGTCAGCGAGTTGTTGGTCGCGGTGTAAGCCTGGCCGAATGTCGGCGGGTTGTAGAACAGCGGCGTGGTCATCGTCACGCAACCCAAGCAGGTGCCGAGCAGCGCAAAGTCGCCCGATCCGTTCACCAGGTTGGCCGGGTTGGTGAACGTCACCTGCATCGAGTTGAAGTTGGCGTTTCCAACGATGTTCAGCACCGATCCGGCAGAGATCTGGCCGGCCTGTGCGGCGGTGGCGAGTGCCAGCGTGGCAGCGCCAGCGAGTAAGAGTGTCCTCATGTCGTTCTCCTTCGGGCGGAAGGCGCCCTGTCGGAGTGTAGGCGTGGCCCAGAGGGCGCGAGTGTAAAGAGTTCCGACAAACAACCCAGAATCGTGCAACTATGTTGCGTTTCTACCTGGGTAATCGGCAACGAAAGGCTGGAAGTGTCGGTATTCTTTACAGTCATCCGGCGCCAGTAACGCGGCGATGGCGCTGCGCAGCTCGCCGATCTGGCGCTTCAGCCGGAGGATCTCCACGTCCAGCTCGGCCAGGTGCCGGCGCAACTCGTCCGCCAGCGCGTCATCCGGCGTCATGGCGGGCAGTCGGGCCAGCAGGCCGGGTCCATCATCCGGCCGGGCACGCTGCGGAACACCGTGCTGCCCACCGCCGCCAGGACCAGGATCGCGAGCAGAACACGCCGCCAGTCGCTCATGCCCGCCCCTTCGTCTCCGGCTGGCCTTGGAACCGGGCGATCATCTCCTTCATGAGCACCACGATGTCTTTGCGATCCGCGCCGTTGCTGATGTAGTTGCAGCGGCCCGACTTGTCGCCAAACGGGAACACCATCATGACAAACCCGACCTGTCGGGCGTCACCCTTCGCATCACCGTTAAACTCGTGGTCCAGGACCGCGGCCAGCTCGTTCATCTTCTGGTAGTATTCGGCCTCGATTGAGGCGTCGCCCAACCGGTGCTCCGGCTTCTGCCGCTCGAAATGCGCCCGCCGGATGTGTTCGTCGCTCATGCCGCCAGTATAGCTCAGTCCGCCGCGGCACTGAACAGGTCGGCGATCTCCGTCTCCACCGGATGCACCGGCACCGACGTGAACAGCGGCGCGTCCGCTTCGAGCCGGCGCTGCGCCATCGCGGCGTAGTCGATGGACAGGTCGAGGCCGATGGCGTGGCGCTGGAGGCGATCCGCGACCAGTGCCGTGGTACCGGAGCCGACGAATGGGTCCAGCACCGTGCAGGGTTGGGTGCCTGCGTTACACAGGCACCCTGGCGACCAGCCGGTGGTGGTGAACTGCACGGCATGCCCGCTGACGTGTCCATCTCGTGCGCGCCGTGACGCCTGATCGCCTTGTTGCTGCGCCGCTGTGTCCTGTGCGGCCTTGGTGGGCGTCTTGTTCCGATGCCACACGTCGACCAGTTCCTTGTCGCCCACCCGCACCCACGGCGCGCCACACTTCGCGCAGCAGCCGCGCTCGCTGGTGCCGGCACGGATGCACCGCTCCACCAGCGCAGTGGGAAATGTAGCAAAGTGGCTGCCACTGAAACTTTGCGTAGGCAGCGTCCAGACGTTCCGACAGGCGGAGCACAGGCGCCGCGACCTCGATGTCGTCGTCGAACGCGAGCATCTGGACCGTATTGAGCGGAGCGTTGGCAATCGGGGCCAGCCGGTCCGCCAGCTTGGCGCGCGCTTTCGCCTCGATCGCACTGACGAGGCGCACCATGACGTCATCGAACACGCCGGTCTGCGTCTCGGAAAAGCGCGGCGCGCCGCCGACGAAAAGATCGGTGATGCGCGTGAGCATTTCGATGCGGCGTGCACTGGTGCCGCTGGCGAGCGCGGCCTCGAGCTCATCGATGATCGGAAGGGTTTGCATGCCCTCGCGTGCCGCCACATCATTGAAACGCCGACGACAATGCCGCGGGAACGGTGAACAAAGGCTTGCGCCGTCGCGCGGCAGAGTGGAAGCGAACCGTTGAGCCAAAGAGTGAATGGTGCGTTAAGACGCCTGCCGTCGCGCACACGCCTTCGTTCGCTGCGGGAGAACT